TTACAGCGTCACCCCGCCATTCAGAGGATTTAACGCAACAGCATTTTGCAGGTAGTCAGGTGCAAGGTGCGCATATGCCATCGTCTGCTGAATGCTTGCATGCCCGAGAATCTGTTGCAGCGCAATTATGTTGCCCCCGTTCATCATGAAATGGCTTGCGAAAGTGTGGCGCAGAATATGTGTTGCCTGATTGGGTGGAATGTCAGGTTTCACGTTGCGTAAGACCCCGCAAAATTTTTCATAATCAACTTTGAACAGCTTCCCGCTGGATTCCTCTTTCACTTTCTTTTCAAGCTGCGCTGAGATAGGCACGGTTCGCTTTTTGCCGTTTTTCGTTTTCAAAAAAGTAACCCTGCAACTGGCTATTTGCGCCGGTTTTAGTGTGGCTACCTCTGTCCATCTTCCGCCAGTGCTAAGGCAGACGAGGGCAACGAGCAAAGCATCTCCGCTCAATACTCCTAACAGCTTTTCAATTTCTGACTTATCCAGAAACGTCATTTCCGGGTTGGCTTCTGCCAGTGGAGGCAAACCATGCACGGGATGTTGCCCGGCAAATTCCTCTAACTGGATCAGCTTCGTAAACATGCCCGATAGACGGTACATATCACGATTTATTGTTGCTGCGCTGATACCTTCCCGTAAACGCATTGAGCGGTAATCCATCAGGCATTTCTTGCTTAATCTGCTGACTGGCAGATCTCCCAGCCCATTGATGGTTTTGAGCAAATGCCCTCGCTCTTTTTTTCCGTGTTCGTGGTTCTGCCCGTGGTATTGCCACCATGCATCTAACAACTCGGTTAGAGTGCGTCGGTCAGTCCGTCGGCCAGCCCATTCCTTTTGGGGTGCGTTCGCCAGCGTGTAACGCTCAAATGCGATAGCTTCGGCCTTTCTTTCAAACTTCCGGCGAATGCGACGTCCTTCGCGCCCGCGCGGTCTAATGTCCACTTCATAGCGACCATCATCGAGCTTCTTAATTGCCATAAGAAAGCCCTCCGGCGCAGGATTCACCATCTTGGTAACAAATGGTGAAAATGTAATGTTTATATAGTGTTAACCAGTCTGTTTCTCTGAGTGGTTTGATTCTGTTGGCTCTTGCCCATTGTGTGCGATAGCCGGTGCGATTTGACCAGCTTGTGGGGCAGTTTTGTCAGTCATTAACCAAAGGGCATATTTCTGAAATTGTGGGTGTGTCGTAATTTTGAGCAGAGCGTTACCTCCTGGCTCGAAATTACCTGTTTCATACTTTTTCAACGTGCTAAGGGGCAAGTCGATGATTTTGCAAAACTTAGCCTGACTTAACCCCTCTGCTTCTCGTAAGGCTTTTACCTTCGCGCTTAATTTCATTTGACATGGAACCTATATGTGTCCTAAATTTTCCGCAAATGGAACCTATATGTGTACCATTTTGGGCGTGAGTCCAGCCCGTCAGGAACGTTCCTGAGCGGTTTTGAAGGGGCTGGATCCGACAAGATTAGCACGAGAGGTGTGTTTTATGGACGCAAATAACTATTTGATCCAGTACCCAATTGAAGCGGTACATCCTGATAAGTTCGCCGAATTACTCGGAAAGCCACGCAGTGCAGTCATTGAAATGCTGAAAGCGAACAAGTTGCCTGTTGTTGAGTTTCGCGATCCATCTAAACCGAATGCCCGCGCAGGCGATAAGCTGGTTTTCATTCCTGAGTTCAATCGCGGCGTACGTGAAGCGTTTTACAACAGACCAGTTGAGCAGCGTGACGCGTGGCTGTTGTGGATGGGGCTTTGATCATGAATGAACCTCGTTGCATTGCTCAGCTATTGCGTAACGAAAGTTCAAGGGCGATAGATTTCACTATCACCCACGGCAAGGGACGCAAAGGCATCATCATCCGCACCAAAAAACCGAGCACTCTAAGCGCTGTTTTTACTTTTCTGAAATCCCGGAGGTTCTGGAAATGTCTGTGATGACTCTCGGTATCGTGTCCGGTCAGCCAGCCGGTTTGCGCAGCTTGGTCAGCAAATACCTAGCCGCGCCTCGCTGGCAAGATTCATGTGATTTTTATAATCAGATGATGGAGCGCGAGCGCTTAACAGTTTGCTTTCATGCGCAGTTGAAACAGCGTCATGCGACCATGCGTTTTGAAGAAATGAACGACGTCGATCGCGAGCGCCTGATCTGTGCAATTGACGAATTACGCGCAGCGTTTTCCCGATTCCGTCAGGTTGGTATCAGCCAAACAGCTTACATTGGCAGGTTAACAATAAGTCAGCGAAGAACTTTATTTATGCATGCTGGTTTAACAGAAAATGAATTTAACCAGCCTTACTGGCGCATTAATGACGATTCCTGTTATTGGCGCGATAAATTATTTCGAGCGTTGCGGGAGTTATTCGGCCTTTTTGAGCATGCACCGACAATATTAACCTCGGTTAAACCTGAACAATATCTTCATTAAATAATTACCGTTAATTTTTAACGCACTTAATTGTGCGGGGCTTCTTTTTATCTGGAGAAAGTCATGCATACAGTAACAGGAACGCTGTGCGGTAAATTCTCATTAATGCTCCAACAGGCCAAAACGGAAGCACAGACCGACGCGGCTACACGCTTTTCTTCTCATCTTGACGCCTTAATACGCCACATAACAAGTGTTGAGTTGTCTCGTTTAGAGATTGTCGAGTTACTCAGTCAGGAGTCAATCAAGTTTCATAATATCGGCTTGTCTCGCGAGGAGTGCCTTTAATGTCACTCGTACACACAGTATTACTAAATAACTGGTTAAAAATCACACTTCTGAAAAACGACGAGTTTTCGCTTGCTGATATTAAACGCGACAGGGAAACCGGTGCGAAGGTTGAATCAGTCATCGCTATTTATTCCTGTGAATTAAAACTGCTCTCGGACGTAATAAATCTACTCGTTAAGCGGGCGATTTTTCATAAGCAAATCTCTTCGTTGGATGAAGTTACAGAATTAACTACCGAGCTTATTACGCACTGCGTAAGTGAATTTAAAACACTAAGCAGAATTAGAGGATAACTAATGCCAGATTATATGGATATCGTTCAAGAACGACAGACTGAGTCACTGACCCGCCAGATTAACGCCGCGCGGGTAAAACCCTGCGGCGCTGCTGCGTTGGTTTGTGAAGAGTGTGAAGCTCCGATTCCTGCTGACCGCCGTGCAGTTTATCCGTCTGCTACTCGCTGTGTTTACTGTCAGTCAGCATTCGAGGCTAAAGCAAAACACTATCGGGGACACGTATGAGCATTCGTATCGAGATTGGCGAACGCTATGTTGTCACCAGTGATCGCTTTCAGTTCATTTTGCAGGAAAAAAAGACCGCTGAAACAGGTAAGAATGCCGGTAAGGAGTGGCTCGATGTTGTCGGCTATTACCCCAAATTAAACCAGCTCGTATCCGGTTTGGTGTATCACGATCTTTTCACTGGCGACGCCACCTCATTTGAGGCACTAAGTACGCAGGTTGAGCGGCTCAGTCAGCAATGCTTAACGGCTTTCGGCTCAAATGGGCGTTGAAGTTCGGGGGCGTTACGCCCCTACACCGCCGCCACCATTTGCAAAAGGCACCGGTAAAGAATTTTCCGGTGCCTATTCATGGAACGCGCCGCGAGATGCTATTGGGCGCGATAGACCCCTTACACGTGACGAGCTGCGTCAGGTGCAAGGTGTTTTGTCCAAGATTGACCGCCTACCTTACTTTTTAAGCTCCCTCTTCACATCGCGTTATGAGTACATCAGACGCAACAAAAGCCCGGTTCACGGGCTCTATTTTCTCAAGTCGACATTTTTACGCCGTTTATGGCCGCGCATAGAGCGAGTTAATCAGCGCAACGAAATGAATACTCAGGCGTCGTTGCTGTTTCTGGCGGAAAGCGAAAATTATGCGCGTTTGCCGGGGATGAACGATAAGGAACTGAAAAAATTCGCGGCGCGTATCGCCTCGCAGTTTTTCGTTATGTACGAAGAGCTAAGCGATGCATGGGCGGAGGCGCACGGCGGTAAAGAATCGCTTTTTACCGATGAGGCGCAGTCTCATCTTTACGGTCATGTCGTTGGTGCTGCTCGTGCTTTCAATATCACTCCGCTTTTCTGGAAGAAGTATCGAAAAGGGCAGATAACAATCCGCCAGGCCTTTTCCGCTGTGGCTCGGCTGATTAACGATGAATGGTGGATTAATCAACTCAAAGCGCAACGCATGCGCTGGCATGAAGCTCTTTTAATTGCTGCCGGTGAGGTTAATAAAGACCGCTCGCCGTATGCCAGCAAAAGCGCAATTCGCGATGTGCATGCACGCCGCCTGGCTAATCTTGAATACCTCAAATCTTGTGATCTGGAAAATAAGGTGACGGGTGAGCGTATTGATCTCATTAGCAAAGTCATGGGGAGTATTTCTAACCCGGAGATACGACGCATGGAGCTTATGAATACCATCGCAGGAATTGAGCGTTACGCCGCTGGCGAGGGTGATGTGGGGATGTTTATCACATTGACCGCGCCGTCGAAATATCACCCGACGCGTCAGGTCGGCAAGGGTAAAGATAAGACCGTACAGCTTAATCACGGCTGGAACGATGAGGCCTATACCCCGAAGGATGGACAGCGCTATCTATGCCGTATCTGGAGCCTGATGCGCACCGCTTTCAAAGATAACGATTTACAGGTTTATGGTATGCGTGTCGTCGAGCCGCATCACGATGGCACGCCACACTGGCATATGATGCTTTTTTGTAAGCGTCACCAGCGCCAGGACATCACCGAAATTATGCGGCGTTATGCCCTCAAAGAAGATGGAGACGAGCCAGGGGCGAAACGTAATCGCTTTCAGGCTAAACATCTGAACAAAGGCGGTGCGGCTGGGTACATAGCGAAATATATCGCAAAAAATATCGACGGTTACGCACTTGATGGCGAGCTCGATAATGATACCGGAAAGCCGCTAAAAGATACGGCCGCGGCTGTTACCGCATGGGCGTCAACGTGGCGAATTCCTCAGTTTAAACCGATTGGCTTGCCGACAATGGGCGCATATCGCGAGCTGCGAAAATTACCTCGCGGCGTTAGCGTTGCTGATGAATTTGATGAGCGTGTCGAAGCGGCTCGCGCGGCGGCTGATAGTGGTGATTTTGATTTGTATATCGCCGCACAGGGTGGGGCAAATATCCCGCGAGATAGTCAGACTGTGCGCGTAGCCCGTAACGTGACTGATGAGGTCAACGCATACGAGGAAGATATTGAGCGTGTGGTCGGTATTTACGCACCGCACCTCGGAGCGCGTCATGTCCACGTTACCCGATCATCGGATTGGCGCATTGTTCCAAAGCTTTTAGCCGTTGAGCCTTTGACTTTAAAAAGCGGCATCGCCGCGCCTCGGAGTCCTGTCAATAACTGTGGAAAGCTCACCGGCGGTGACGTTCCGGTTATGACTCCTACACCGTCTGAGCATGCCGCAGCGGTGTTGAATCTTGTCGATAGCGGGGTTATTGGTTGGAATGACTTTGAGGTCGTGACGGCGCTTAGAGGCGCACTAAAACATGACTCGCCGACAGGAAACCGTCAGCAAAGAAGCGGTGAACCATTAAGACCGAATGACATAGCCCCATCTGGGCGGCTGACAAAATCCGAGCGTGACCGAATGCCGAAAATCCGTTTTGACCTCGCGCAGCATGGCGTTGTTCCTGAGCGCTTGGAGCTTCAGGTGCTGGCGAGGGGAACAACGGTCATCTATGACGGGGAAAAATTTGCATACCCGGTTGTTTATGAATGGGCGGAATTCTCACCCCTTAATGAAACACTCTACCGCAAACGCTCCTTTTCTTGTTTCTCTAGAAAATCTTTGAACACTTCGTTGTAGATGTACCCAAATTTATTGTAGTTTTCAGCAACAGAATTACCACCAAAGTTAAAATTGGCTCTAACATCGTAGGAACTATTAGCTAACACATTTATGTCATCGAAAGACATCCCCTCTTCAAAAGCTGGATGTTGTTGCAAATGTAGATTCAAAAGTTGTAAAAGTTGTTCTTTGTTAATTTGGCGGTTTTCCATGGCGAGTTCCTTACGATTGTTCAAAACAGATTTTGGCACATAACGCCTTGCTCACCGGAAAATTATGAGCGCAGCGAGCATTTTTTCAGTGTGAAACCACTGGTGAAGCAGGAGAGTTACCTCGTGTTTTGTATAAGGATTCGATACTCATATCAAAAACCACAACTCTAAACCTTTCAAGCTTATATGTCAGACTACGTCGCGACTAATACAAATAAAATGATTTTATCAATATGTTGTCTCTCATCTATGAAAATTCGCGGATGACTAAATGTTGCCAGCATACGCCACAACAGTGTTATTTGCACATTGCGCGGCCAGTAACTACAGTAAAACCAGTACCCTGAAGCCCGGATTTTTTTACACCATTTCCCTGTTTTTAGCTGTGCATGCAACAGATGCATGACCTTGCATGCGTCTGGAGTGCAAATTCTGCCCGTGCGCTGCCAGAGCCGGCGCGGATTCAGAGTTGTCACGCAACTGCATCAAAACCGATCCATAAAGCGGGCAGGCGAGGCGGGGAAAGCATTGCGCGCAAATACCTTTGACTTATAATGAACACAAGATACCTAAAAAACAAAGCTCAATGTCACTGGAGAATGGAATGTCTATAGAAGAGAAATATTTTAAGGATGTTGATTTATCCGATTCTTTTTTCGATTCGCTCCGGGCTGACTATGAAGGATTCGATAAATGGTTCCATACAAAGTCGGATAATAAAGCTTTTGTCTCTACTAATGATGATGGTTTTATTGACGGTTTCCTTTATCTAAAAGTTGAAGATGAAGCTATCCAAGACACCACACCTGCATTTGAAAAAAAGAAAAGAGTTAAACTTGGTACTTTCAAGATAAACGCGCATGGCACAAAGTTAGGCGAAAGATTCATTCGCATCATGTTTAAGTACGCAATGTCTAACAGGATATTAGAGATTTACGTAACTATATTCGATAAGCATGCGGGATTAATAAAATTGCTTACCAAATATGGCTTCGAACTTAAGGCTAGAAAAAATAATAGGACTAACAATGGCTTGGAAGGTGTTTATTTTAAAAAACTTGAATGGAAGGATTAATTTATGAGCTATACAAACTATCCTCTTATTAAAATGCAAGACAGGAATTATCTCCTTAGTATTTACCCTTCTTGGCATACAAGGCTTTTTCCAGAGTCAAAGTTACATAACGAGAATCCTAGTGTCATTGGAGACGTTTCCCACACTAACAGTATAGAGAAAGTTTATCTCACTAAAATGGCTGGAATTACCTCTCTCAGACCTGGTGACAATTTATTAATATACCGAACTTCGGATGGTCAAGGTCCGGCGCGATTTCGTTCAGTCGCCACTTCCGTTTGTGTTGTTCAGGAAATAAGGGACATTCGCGAATTTGATTCATATGATAAGTTTGTTAACTACTGCGGTCCATATAGTGTTTTCGATGAAGATGAATTGCAGCTTTTATATCGTAAGAAAAATTATCCATATATAATTAAGTTTACATATAATTTCCCTCTTGAGAAGCGAGTCATCCGAGATGATATCATGAATATTACTGGTTATAATGACAATGACTATTGGGGATTCTTGAAGCTTTCAGACCACGATTTTAAAGAGATTGTTAAACTTGGAGGGGTCGATGAGAGTTTTATTGTCAATTAAGCCAGAATTTGCCGAAAGAATACTTTCAGGCGAAAAGAAATTCGAATTCCGCAAAAGCATTTTCAAAAACGGCAGTGTAGATACTGTTGTTATTTATGCAACTATGCCAGTTGGAAAGGTGATAGGTGAATTCAAAATTGGAGCTATACTTTCATCGTCGCCATCTGAACTTTGGGATAAGACTAAAAAACACGCTGGAATTTCACATGGCTTTTTCAGAGAGTATTTTGAAAAGAAAGACCGGGCATTTGCTATTTCAGTTAAAAACCCTGTCAGATATGAGCAGCCAATTGATTTAAGAGATATGGTTCCTAATGGGATACCTCCGCAGTCTTATCGCTACCTATAGCTAATATATACTGGTGTGATTGTTATTTAGCTCTCACACCTAATTTTTGAAGTTTGTTTATAAAATCTTCGCTAAAAAGAATGTTAAGTTCAGATGCGATTTTAATGGCATTCTGAGCTTCATGTTTAATTAACTCTTTCAAATTATAATTTATTTCGATGCCATCTCTGGATTTCATGTGCTCTCTAATGATTTCTTCTTGCGCGATATAAGTATTACATGATCAATATTCGTCCCTAAAAATTTTTTTTGGTATTTCCTTTGTTCCGTCTTCGTTATCTAACAAGGTTAAACGCCCATCTAAAAGGAGATTGAGTTATTTATTATACTCATGTAATGCTTTGATGAGGGTTGTTTAGTTTCCATCAGAATTGTCAGTATACTTATATTTTTTTTGCGTAGTAGGGGAATTTTATTTAATCAATGCACTCGCGCTTTTGTGCAAGATATTAAAACAATCTAAAGCACTTTGCAAAGATAGCCTTTACCAACACCATGCACATCCACAATAAAGATTAACATAAGAATAGCCCTTAAGAGTTTTTACATGATAAAATAGCTATAGTCTTACAATAGAGAATATGTTATGAAGTATCAAGCCTTATCTATCATGAAGCCAGCGGTTGAAAACATCATTAATGGTTCAAAAATCAATGAGATAAGATCGTGGGTGCCTAATAGTTTCCCTCTCTATAACGTCTTAATTGTTCAAAATAACAATTATCTTCGCAACGATGATGACGTCGATGAGGGGATCGCCATGGCATTAGTGGACTTCACAAGTGTAAGTCCATGGACCCATGATATCTTCTTGAAACAAAATAACCAAACGACCTTAGATAAAAAATGGAAGCCGGGGTATTTTCTTTGGAGAATTGAAAATGTTCGCCCTCTGTCAAAGGCTATACCTTGCGAGGCAAGGAAGGGGGTTTATATTTTAGATTTGGACATTATATCATAGATATCATTTTATAAGAGGGGCGCGATGAATAGGTTCTTCAATGCAATAAGAAATGAATTTAGTGTTATATTATTGTTTTTATCTTCGGTTGCTTTAATTCTCTTTGCCTTGGGCATGTACTGGAAGATGTTTGGTGAATTTCCAGTAAGTAATCTTGTGGAAAAGTGGGGGCAGTTCGGGGATTACGTCGGTGGGGTGTTAAATCCCGGCTTGAGTTTTATTTCGATAATTTTAGTATGCTTGACTTTATATGCAACTTCAAAACAGTCAGCAATTCAATCATTTGAGTCAATTTTATTTGAGTTAATTAGATTTCACAAAGAAAATCTAATGGAAATTAAAGTGAGCTATGATGATGGAAAGGAGCGTCTTCAAGGAAGAGATGCGTTAAAATCCTATATTACAGAAGTTAAATTGATATTGTTTGGTATTGTGGAGGATGAACTCCCGGTTGAGGATAGAATAAAGATAGCTATTGATAAAGTATATTTGGAGGATGAGGCCTTTTCAAATATAGGGCATTATTTTAGAAATATATATCACATATTTAAACATATCGATGAGTCAAGCTTCTTAAGCAAAAAAGAGAAGCAAAAATATGCGAAGCTTGTCAGGGCACAATTATCTTCCATTGAATCCGGGGCGTTGTTCCTGAACGGGTTATCTAGTCGTGGAGCGGCCTCAAAAATATTAATTGAAAGGTACTCTTTACTACAAGAGTTCAGATTGACTGAGCAATTTAAGGAGAGGCTTAAGAATACGGGCGCTCTACAGCTCTATGCCGATGAGGCTTATGAAGATAAAAATAATGATTGAGTTTTTAAGAATAAATGGTTATGACTTTTTAGAAGGGATGGATAATAAAAGAAAACTGTCTTTTTTGTTAGAAGTCACATGAAAGCCGCCAAATGGCGGCTTTGCGAAACTTAGACCCCCTCTGGCTCCATGGTATACCTCCTGAATTTCACTATTTCCTCTCCCGTCCATTCGTTGAGCTCAAGAAATCTGGCCTGTAACGGCATCAGCTCGTTACGGACAAACACTTTTGCCACCTTCTCAACGTCGCCGATCGAGCCCGCATTTTCCGGTTTGCCGCCCATGAGCTGGAACGGGATGCGGTGCGCGTCCAGCAGGTCGGTGGCACTGACTTTCTTGATATTGAAAAAATCGTCTTTGGTGGCAACCTCACTCAGCGGCACGATTTTAATGCCGTCGGCTTTTCCGTTCGGCGCGTAGAAAAACAGGTTTTTAAAATTGCCGAGTCCTTTCGAATCCCGCATCGCCTTGCGCAGCGCCTCAACATCGGTACTGCTCTGCGCCGCATCAGTGACATACATGATGTAACCCGCGTGCGCACCGTTCTGGTAATACTTGCGGCGAAACAGCGTCGCCGACTCATTCAGCCAGGCCGAGTTAAGCGCGCTCAGGTATTCCGGCATCCCGTAAAGCTCCTGGTTGATATCGGGCTCCAGCAGGTGAAACACCGAGCCGGGCGCAAACTGATGCGGCTTCGTATAGTTCTGAATATACCAGTAGGTATCGTGCTCCACCCCGCGACGCGTGTATTTGGCCGGAGAGGTTTCAAGCTTAATAGTCTTTCCTGAAACACTGAGACGTTTCTCCAGAAATGCATTACCAAATACAAGAAAATCCAGTACAAATCGGCTGAAATCCTGCCGCGATAACAGCGGGTGCGGGATGTAGGTTGATACCAGAATGTTGCGTTTGACATAAATCGGCGAGCTGTGGTGAACGGCGGCGCGCATGCTTTTCGCCAGCCCGGAAAAACTCACCGGCGGCTCGTACCACTGGCCGTTATCGATGCACTCCACGTAATCCAGAATGTCGCGTTTATCGAGCACCGGCACCGGTTCGCCGAAGGTAAACGCCTCCATGCTCTGCGCGGGTGCGGCGGTATGCTGGCGCGGTTGGGTGTGGTGGCGTTTATTGCGTTTTGCCATTAATAAAACTCCAGAATTGAGGATGAAGGCTGGCCGCTCGCGGCGGTCAGCGGTTCGTTAATCAGTACGTGCATGGTGGCCCAGGCGAGATCCGCGTGGCTGGCTTCTTCGGTGCGGCTGGCCTCATAGGTGGCGCTGCGCCCGCTGCTGGTCATGGTTTTGCGGATGGACATAAACGACTGTGTGATGTCGGTTGCGCTCACGTCGTATTCGAGGCAACCGCGCGTGATGGTGTCTTTGGCTTTCAGCACCATCGCGGTTTTCATTTCCGGGGTGTAACGAATGTCGCGCGCTGCCGGGTAAAACGAGCGCACAAGCTGAAACACACCCTGACCGAGCCCGGTCGCATCAATCCCGATGTATTCGACGTTATATTTTTGCGTGAGCGCGCGAATGGATTCGGCCTGTGTGGCAAAATCCATCCCCTTCCACTGATGGCGCTCCAGAATGCGGAATTTACCCCCGGCAACCAGCGGCGGCGCGATAACCACGCAACCGGCACTGTCGCCACGGTGCGACGGGTCGTAACCAATCCACACCACGCGCTGACCAAATGGCCGGTCGGCAAAGGGCGCGTAATCCTCCCACTCCTCCATGCTGTCAACCATGCAGCGTTGCAGCTCCTCGAACGGGAACACCGACGCCTTGTCATCGACAAACTCGCACATAAACAGGTTGCGGAAGTCATCTGCGCTGTTCTCCTGGCGCAGCGCGTCGAGGTCAAAGAGGGTACAGCCCCCGGCGAGTGCGTCCTCAATGGTGACAATCTGCCGCCACTGCCCGTCTGCGCAGGCCACGCCGCGCGCTAATGCCGCATGGCTGATATCAATATCAACCCGCTCGCTGGCGCTGGCGCGCCCCCGGTTAAACAGTTCGCCTGACCAGAACGGATACGCGCCATGACCGAGCGAGGAGGGCGTCGAAAAATAGGTCGTGCGCAGGTGCTTTTGTGAGGCCATGCCCGACGCCACTTTGCGCAGCCGCTGGAAGTTGGGGATCCAGAAAATCTCATCGACATACAGGTCGCCGTTGTGGCTCTGCGCGGTGTTGGAGTTGGTGCCGAGAAACAGCAATTCAGCGCCGTTGTTGCCGATGACAATCGGGTCGCCGGTAAGGTCAACATCAACCAGCCGGGCAAACGCAATGATGTATTTGCGGAACACATACGCCTGCGTCTTTGAGGCGGATAAAAATATCTGGTTATGGCCGGTTTTCAGGGCGCGTAACAGCGCCTCGCGGGCAAAATAAAACGTCGCGCCAATCTGGCGGGATTTGAGAATGTGCCGGATGCGGTGCTCAAGCCCGGCTTTATGCCAGCCGAGCTGATAGTCGAAAGACTGGTCGAAGAAAACCGCCTCCAGTTTTTCGACCGCCTCCTCGCTGAAAAAATTCTTTTTCGGCTTTTTGCGATCGCCTTTGTTGCGGTTCGCCACGTTCGGATTGAGATCGGCCTCGTTGCCGGTCTGGCCGTAGCGGTTAATACGCGCGAAGCGCTCCATCTGGCGCGCCAGAAAGTCAGCGACCTTGAAGTCATGCGCGGTCAGTTCCGGCTTGGCGTAAAGCTGGATTAAACGCGCCTCCAGTGTGTTTCCCACACGGTCTAACGGGGCGGTTTCGTCCCAGCCGTCGCGCTGTTTCCAGCTCTGCACCGTCGGGCGTCTGGTCTGCAACATTTCCGCGATTTGCGGCACGGAAAAGCCCTGCCAGTACAACAGCGCCGCCTGGCGTCGCGGGTCGTTTAAGAGTGTGGTGTCGGTGGTGATGGTCATGCCTGCCTCGCCGTGATGGATACAGGGCAAGGCTACTTAAGCGCGGTCAGCGATTCGCTAAGGTGCTGATGTGTCGGGGGCAAGCCATCCGTGACTGATGGCGAAGCAACGGACGAGCCGGGAAACTACCTCCTGACAAAACCGTGAATCCTTCACAGACAATCAGGACTCCTGACGATGGCAAAAAAAGTAGTTTCAAAATGGTTTCGCATCGGCGTCGAGGGTGACACCTGCGACGGTCGCATTATTGGCGCGACGGAAATTCAGGAAATGGCCGACACGTTTGATCCGCGTGTCTATGGCTGCCGTATCAACCTTGAACACATCAAGGGACTTATGCCGGACAGCACCTTCAAACGCTATGGCGATGTGGTGGAGCTGAAAGCGGAGAAAATCGAGGACGATTCCGCACTTAACGGCAAGCTGGCGCTGTTCGCGAAAATCACCCCGACCGATGAACTGGTCGCCATGAACAAGGCGCTTCAGAAGGTTTACACCTCGATGGAGATCCAGCCGAATTTCGGCAACAGCGGCAAGTGCTACCTCACCGGACTGGCCGTGACCGATGATCCGGCAAGCCTCGGCACCGAATATCTGGAATTCTGCCGCACCGCAAAACACAACCCGCTGAGCTCCCGCAAAGCCAGCCCTGAGAATTTCTTCTCGGCGGCCACGCTGGCGGAAATTGAGTTTGAAGAGGAGCCCGACTCTCTTATTAACAAGCTGACCGACTCGGTTAAGGCCATTTTCAGCCGTCAGCAGACCAGCACCGATGCGCGTTTTAATGATGTGCATGAAGCCGTGACGGCAATTGCTGAACGTGTCCAGACCAGCGGCGACGGCATTGATACCCGTTTCAGCGCGCTCGAAAGCCAGCTTGCGGAAGTTAAGCAGGGGCTTGAAGCGCAAACCCTGTCCACTACTGAGCAATTCAGCACGATCACCGCCACCCTGGACAAAACCCCCAGCCAGACGCAGCCGCGCCGGAAACTGAGCACCGGCGGCGATGGCGCGGACGCAACCCTGACCGACTGCTAACCGGCCTCCCTTTTTAAGAACAGGAATACAGAGACAATGCGTAAAGAAACCCGTTTTAAATTTAATGCGTATATGAGCCGCCTTGCAGAGCTGAACGGCGTCGGCGTCGAAGACCTCAGTAAAAAATTCAGCGTTGAGCCGTCGGTAACTCAGACGCTGTTTGACAAAATCCAGCAGTCTTCTTCCTTCCTCCAGCAGATTAATATGGTCGTGGTGCGCGAGCTGACCGAGGAAAAAGTCGGCATCGACGTTAACGGCACGATTGCCAGCACTGCCGACACGGCAAACGGTGACGAGCGTAAGACTGCCGATTTTTCGAAAATGGACGCTTACCGCTATTTCTGCCACCCGGTGAACTTCGATTATCACCTGAGCTATAACAAACTCGATTTGTGGGCGCGTTTTCAGGATTTTCAGATTCGTATCCGTAACGCGATCATCAAGCGTCAGGCGCTGGATTACATCACCATCGGCTTTAACGGTGTGAGCCGTGCGGCAACCTCTGACCGCAAGGCAAATCCGCTGTTGCAGGATGTCGCAATCGGCTGGTTGCAGAAATACCGCAACGACGCACCCGAACGCGTCATGAGCAAGGTTGTCGACGAAAGCGGCAAAGTGATTTCGGAGAAAATCACGGTCGGCAAAAACGGCGTTTACAAAAACCTCGACGCGCTGGTGATGGATGCGCATGAATCGCTGATCGAAGAGGTTCACCGTGAAAATCCGGAAATGGTGGTGATTTGCGGTCGCCGTATTCTGACCGACAAATATTTCCCGATGATCAATAAGTTCCAGCCCAACAGCGAACAACTGGCCGGTGAGCTGATTATCAGCCAGAAAACCATCGGCCAGTTACAGGCCGTGCGCGCGCCGTTCTTCCCGGCAAACAGCATTTTTATCACCACGCTGGATAACATTTCGATTTACCTCTACGAAGACGGACACCGCCGCCACATCATCGAAAATCCGAAGCTCGACCAGGTGGAAAACTACGAGCAGGTGAAAGTCGATTTCGTGATTGAAGACTACGAAGCCGGATGCCTGATTGAAAACATCGAGATCCTTGAACAGGCTGAAGGTGACACCCCGGAAGCGGATATCGCGAAAGTGTTCGCGGCGGAACTGGCTGAGGCCATGAAAGCACTGGCAAACACCTCCACTGCCACCCCGGCCAGTAACGGCGAGGGAGCGTAACCGATGGCGAGCCCCGCACAGCGTCACGCGATGCGGGTCTCGGCCATGAAGGCAGCGCAGCGGGAAGATAACCCGCTGCGCCATGCCACCCCTTATGAGCAGATGCTTGTAAAGCTGGCCGCAGACCGCAGGACGTTAAAAGAGATCCATTCGAAAGAGCGCAAGGCAGAGAAAAAGCGCGAACTGTTGCCGTTTTATCTGCCCTGGGTAACCGGCGTGCTGGAGAACGGCACCGGCACGCAGGACGCCATTCTGATGACGGTCATGCTGTGGCGTCTCGATGCCGGTGACATTCCCGGCGCGCTGGAGATTGCCCGCTATGCACTGCGCTACAACCTGTCGATGCCGGAAAACCATCACCGCACCGCGCCTTACATGCTGGCCGAAGAGGTGGCGCTTGCCGCCCTGCGCGCCCGTGATGCCGGTCAGCCGGTCGATGCGGCGATCCTTCTCGATGTCATCAGCATGACCGCGAAAGCCGACATGCCCGATGAGGTGCGCGCCCGTCTGCATAAAGTCACCGGGCTGACGCTGCGTGATGCCGGTCTGCTCGCCGAGGCAATGACGCACCTGCAACGCGCCAGTCAGCTTGACCGCAATGCCGGGGTGAGAAAAGACATTGAGCGCCTCACGCGCGAGCTGAACCCGAAAGCTGTTGCCGCGACGCCCGCGCCCGAAAAGCCCGCGAAAGCCGCACAGCAGAAAAAAACAGTCACACCGGTGAAACGCGGGCGGGGTCGCCCCCGCAAAGTCGCCGGTTAAAAGAACGCGCCCCGCGCCAGGGCGGCACGCCGGTTAATGAGGGTGTTCCACCTTATCAGCGACCGGCGTCCACCGCCCACCCTTTCAGAGGTAGTCATGCAGACTGTGATTATTAACAAAAACGAGGCGGCTGAACCGGGTAACACGGTCGTCATTCCGCCGCCAGCGGGCGACGAGCCGGTAATCAGGAATACATTTTTCTTTCCCGACATCGACCCGAAGCGCGTGCGCGAACTGATGCGCCTTGAGCAGACCATCGCCCCGGCACGGTTGCGTAACGCCATTAAAACCGGCATTGCCGAGACGAACGCGGAGCTTTACGAGTACCGCGACAGCCAGATTAAGGCGGGTTTTGCGCGCCTGGCCGATGTGCCGTCGGATGAAATCGACGGCGAAAGCACGCGGGTTTTTCATTACGAGCGCGCGGTGTGTGCGATGGCAACCGCCACGCTGTACGAACGTTATCGCGGCGTGGATGCGAGCGCGAAAGGCGATAAAAAAGCCGACAGCATTGATACCACGATTGATGAGCTGTGGCGGGATATGCGCTGGTCAGTGGCGCGCATTCAGGACAAACCTCGCTGCATCGTGGGGCAAATCTGATGAAGGTGTATGCGCTCCAGGGCGACACCCTTGATGTTATCTGCGCCCGGTATTACGGGCGCACGGAGGGTGTATTCGAAACGGTGCTCGCGGCTAATCCGGGGCTGGCTGAGCTGGGCGCGGTACTGCCCCACGGCGCAGCGGTGGAGCTGCCAGAGATACAGACCGCAGCGGCACGGGAAACGGTGAATTTATGGGACTGAGCATGGAAAAAATCACCGCGTGGCTGGCGTACTGGATAAGCGTCGCGCTCACCTTCTTCGGTGCGATGACTCCGCAGGATTTCGCCGCGTATTTTGGTGCGCTGGGCGTGGTGCTGACGGTCGGCGTTAACTGGTATTACCGGCGCAAAAGCTACGCCCTGTTAGCGCTTCAGGTCAGACAGGGCAGTCTTTCCGGGGAGGCAATGAGCAATGTCATCAATCGTTAAGCGTTGCAGTGTGGCCGCCGTGCTGGCGCTGGCGGCACTGGTGCCCGACTTTCGTTTACTCCATACCTCGCAGGACGGTCTTGCCCTGATTGCAGACCTTGAGGGGTGCCGTCTGCGCCCCTACCAGTGCAGCGCTGGCGTATGGACATCGGGCATCGGCCACACTGCCGGGGTCACGCCGAAACGGGATATTACGGAACGGGAAGCGGCGCAAAATCTGGTTTCTGATGTGTTGACGGTTGAGCGCCGTCTCGCGGTCTGCGCGCCGGTCGACATGCCGCCGCAGGTTTACGACGCCGTGGTCAGTTTCGCCTTTAACGTCGGCACCGGCGCGGCGTGCAAGTCCACGCTGGTTTATTTCCTGAACCAGAAAAAATGGGGACAGGCATGCGATCAACTGTCGCGCTGGGTCTACATCGACGGCGTTAAAAATACCGGGCTCGAAAACCGCCGCAAGCGCGAGCGGGATTACTGCCTTAAGGGGGCGGAATGAAAACGTTAATCGTGTTGCTGATTCTGGCCGTCGCCGGTCTGCTGTGGCTGCGCCATGAAAACGGCACCCTTCGCGCGTCGTTTGATAAAGCCGGCCGTGTCGCCAGTGAACAAAAAACAACGATCGGCATGCTGAAAAACCAGCTCATTGTTGCCAGTGACCGGGCGGATAAAAACGAACGGGCGCAGGTGGATTTGCGCCAGAAGCTGAATGCCGCCGGTGAGCGGGAAGCCAGGCGGGAACAAACCATAACGAGGTTGCTCAATGAAAACGAAGCCTTTCGCCGCTGGTACAGCGCTGATTTACCTGATGCTGTGCGCCGGTTGCACAAGCGCCCCACCTGCGCCAGTGCCGGTGATTGTTTACAACGGCTGCCCGAAAGTCAGCCTTTGCCCGATGCCGGGAAGTGATCCACACACCAACGGCGATTTGAGCGCCGATATCAGGAACCTTGAGCGTGCGTTAGAAAGCTGCGCGTTACAGGTTGAAGCCGTCAAAAAATGCCAGGATGAAACCTATGCTGAAACCCGACAGCCTGCGCAAAGCCCTCAGTAATGCGGTGCCGGAGCTGCGCACCAACCCCGAAATGCTGCGACTGTTTATCGACAGCGGGAGCATTGGCGCAACGCTTGCCGCGTCCCTCTCTTTTGAAAAACGCTACACCCTCAACGTGGTGGTGACCGACTACACCGGCGATATTGATTTGATCCTCGTTCCGGTGATGGCCTGGCTGCGTGAGTACCAGCCGGACATCATGACAACCGGCGAGGGGCAGAAAAAGGGCTTTACCTTTTATGCCGACATCAACAATGACAGCAGCGTCGATATCAGTATCAGCCTGTTACTGACCGAGAGAACGCTGGTCAGGGAAGTTGACGCCGCGCTGCATGTTACTACTGCCCCGGAGCCACCGCCGCCGGAGCCGGTAACACGACCGCTGGCGATGTATGCCGGTAATGATCTGGTGAGTCAGTGGCATGAATGAGCTTAAGCCATTTGAGGACAAGCTCGCGGGGTTGCTTGCGGCACTTTCCCCAGCTGGCCGTCGCCGTCTGACTGTCGAGATTGCGAAGAAACTGCGCCAGCGTCAGCAACAGCGGATTAAATCGCAAAAAGCGCCCGACGGGACGCCATACGCGCCACGAAAAAGCCAGCCGATACGCGCAAAGAAAGGCCGGATTAAGCGGGAGATGTTCGCAAAGCTACGCACGAACCGTTACCTGAAAGCCAGTGGTAATGACAGTGCGGCAGTGGTGGAATTTACCGGGAAGGTACAGCGCATCGCAAAAGTTCATCAGTACGGACTAAAGGACAGAGCGAGCGTTCATGGACAGCAAATTAAATATGAAGCTAGAATCTTGCTTGGTTTAAATGTTCATGAGCAAAGTATAATCAATGACGTGATAATCAAGCATCTTAAAGATGGTTAAAGGTAAAGTAGTTAACCTTACTAAAAAGCAAGTCATTGTGGAGACTGTTTGAGTGAAATCTTTTATATTTGATACTCTTAAGGATTTGTTGCCCATATTGTCTGGTGTGTTAGGGGTTTTAGGTGTCTTAAATGTTTTCAAGAAAATTAATGGTAAGCTTACCGCGTGGGGATGGTTCGCTGTTATTTTAATATTACTGTCTACCATTGGTGGTGTAGTTTTGGCGAAAAAAGAGAAGGCAGATGACGAACGCGAAAAAGAACAACTTCAAAACAAGCTGAATCATATATTAAATGATCTTGCAAAAGTTAAACGGCCACTAGGCGAGGTGCAGCTAACCTTTTTTACAAAACTACCAAACTCTGATCCTGAAGTTGAATCATACAAAGAGTATCTTAAGGAAAAGGTAGCTAATCTTCCTAAAGGAAAGGGCTACGGTTTTAGACCTCAATTGAATAAGGACATAAAGTCACTTTTGTTAGATGAAAATGGTAGGCCGATTATCTATGACATAAATAGCGATAGTGCATATTGGCCTGATGATAGATTCCCTACGCTGCAAAGTGCATCTAAAGCGTATACCTTAATAATGTGTATAAGCCTCAAAAGAATTAAGCCAGAAGAATATCAATCATACATCTACTCCTCACGTTCTGGCGACTGGTGCTCTGGTCCTGTAATATTTCCAAACAATATCATTTACTATGACATCAAGCAAGATGAGGTTGGGTTTAGAACACATATTAAATTTAAAAAAGAATCTGTTTTTTCAAATGGAAAGGTATCTTCTGTTCAAGATCTATTTGGCGCTAGGGTTTTCTTTCAACCCCCAACATTAGCACGCACATTTATAAAGGACCGGTTAATTAAAAATGGTGCATCAAAAGATGCTATTGAACGTCATGAAAGAACTACATCCTTTTTTGCAGCACTGCAAGCAGAAGGTGCTTCAATTGATACAGGGGGCGGACAAGATTTTGACATTAACGGTGAGGATATAAAAAAATACACTGGCATTGATATGAATACTTTCTTTTATTCAGACCTCCCTCTAAATGATAGAGAAGATATAGTTCATCACCAAGACGCTAATAACTAGTGAGTTTGATCTAAGCCTAAGTTGTATGTGCGGTGATAGAAAAGCAATCTATTGCCGCTCTTTTCATACAGAGGCAATCTTCGTTGTATGAACATACCAGCAAACATTAACGAACTTGCCCGCGCCATCCGCAATATGGTACGCACCGGCTTTGTGGTCGAAACCGATCTTAATGCCGGTCGCTGCCGTGTGCAGACCGGCGGCATTGTTACCGGCTGGCTTAACTGGCTGACCCAGCGCGCCGGGCGCTCACGTTCGTGGTGGGCTCCCTCCATTGGCGAGCAGGTGTTAATTCTGGCCGTGGGCGGTGAGCTTGATACCGCCTTTGTGCTGCCGGGTATTTTTTCCGATGAGAACCCCGCCCCGTCTGCTTCGGCGGATGCCTGGCATATTTCCTTCCCGGACGGCGCTGTTTTGGAATATGAGCCGCAAACCAGTGCGCTGACGGTCAGCGGGATTAAAACCGCTGACGTGACGGCATCGGAATCCGTCACCGTCACGGTGCCGGTGGTCATGGTCAAAGCCTCCTCCCGTATCACACTCGATACGCCGGAAGTGGTCTGCACCAACAAACTGATCACCGGCTCGCTGGAGGTGCAGAACGGCGGCACGATGCACGGCAATATCGAGCACAGCGGCGGCGCGCTGTCGTCTAATGGCAAAGTCCTCCACACCCACCAACACCCCGGCGACAGCGGCGGCACGACAGGAGCGCCTTTATGACCGCCCGTTATCTTGGCATGAGCCGCAGCGATGGCCGCACACTCACCGATGCGGAGCATATCAGTCAGAGCCTGGCCGATATTCTGCGCACGCCGGTCGGCTCGCGCGTGATGCGCCGCGAATATGGCTCGCTGTTGTCCTCCATGATTGACCAGCCGCAGACCCCGGCGCTGGAGCTGCAAATCAAAGTCGCCTGTTATTTTGCCGTGCTGAAGTGGGAGCCGCGTATCACGCTAAGCACGGTGACAACGGAGCGTCAGTTTGATGGCCGCATGGTGGTCAGCCTGACCGGCGAGATAGCCAGCACCGGCGAAACCCTTTCGTTAACCCTTCCTGTGAGTTGATATCATGCCGATTGTTGATTTGAGCCAGCTCCCCGCCCCGGATGTGGTCGAGGCGCTGGATTACGAAAGTATCCTCGCCGAGCGTAAAGCGACGCTGGTTTCCCTCTTCCCGGAAGAGCAACAGGACGCTGTTGCCCGTACGCTCTCGCTTGAGTCCGAACCGCTGACAAAATTCCTTGAGGAAAACGCCTACCGCGAAGTTATCTGGCGCCAGCGGGTTAACGAAGCTGCCCGCGCCGTCATGCTGGCGAGCGCTGCCGGTAATGACCTTGACGTGATGGCCGCCAACAGCAACACCGCGCGCCTGACCATCACCCCGGCGGATGATACCGCCGTACCGCCTGTGGCGGCGGTGCTGGAATCCGACGCGGATTTACGTTCACGCGCGCAACAGGCGTTTGAAGGGTTAAGCGTGGCGGGGCCGGTCGGCGCTTACGAGTACCACGGGCGCAGCGCAGACGGGCGTGTCGCCGATATCTCTGTGGTCAGCCCCACTCCGGCCTGTGTGACCATCACCGTGTTAGCCCGCGAGGGTGACGGCTCCGCCGGTGCTGACCTGCTGGCCGTGGTGGAGAAAGCCCTTAACGCCGAAGACGTGCGCCCGGTGGGGGATCGCGTCACGGTACAGGCCGCTGAGATTGTGCCGTATCAGGTTGCCGCCACGCTCTTTTTTTACCCTGGCCCCGAAGCGGAGCCCATCATCGCCGCCGCAAAAACAAAACTGGAGGCGTATATCACCGCGCAGCACCGGCTCGGGCGCGATGTCCGCCAGTCGGCCATTTATGCCGCCCTGCATGTTGAAGGGGTGCAGCGAGTCGAGCTGACCGCGCCGCTTGCTGACATTGTGATCGGTAAACACCAGGCCTCATATTGCACCAATTACACCCTCACCGCCGGGGGTGCCGATGAGTGATGACCGCCTGTTGCCCGTCGGCTCCTCGGCGCTGGAAGTCGCCGCCGCAGCCGCCGCAGCGGAAATCATCCGCGTGCCGGTGCCGCTGCGTACCCTGTGGGATCCGAAAACCTGCCCGGTTAACCTGCTGTCTTATCTTGCCTGGGCGCTGTCCGTTGACCGGTGGGATTCAGCCTGGCCGGAAGCCACCAAACGCAACGTTATTGCCGCCTCGTTTTACGTCCATCAGCACAAAGGCACCATCAGCGCATTACGTCGCGTGGTCGAGCCGCTCGGCTTTCTGATTGAGATTAAGGAGTGGTGGCAGCTCAACGAGGAGCCTGGAACCTTCCGGCTTGTTGTCGGTGTGCTGGACGGCGGGATCACCGATGAAATGTATCAGGAGCTGGAGCGGCTTATTGATGATGCCAAACCGGCCAGTCGCCACTTAACCGGCCTCGCTATCAGCCTGAGCACATCCGGCAATTTCCATGCAGAAGCCGGAAGCTATGACGGCAATTCGCTGACGGTTTACCCCTACACGCCGGAGCAAATCGCTGTTGGCGGTGATTACTTCCCGGCCTCGGCCATTCTGTTTATTGATAACCTGAGAGTTAACGCATGACCGCGAAATTTTTTGCAATTCTGACCAATCAGGGCGCGGCACTGCTGGCGAACGCCGCCGCCCTCGGCACGAAACTCAACCTGACACAAATGGCCGTCGGGGACGGCAACGGCACCCTGCCGACGCCGGACGCGGCACAGACAAAGCTGGTCAATCAGAAGCGCATTGCGCCGCTGAATATGCTGAGCGTTGACCCGAACAACGCCAGCCAGATTATTGCCGAGCAAATCATCCCCGAAAATGAGGGTGGATTCTGGATCCGTGAAATCGGGATTTATGACGATAACGGCGTGTTAATTGCCGTGGCGAACTGCCCGGAAACCTACAAGCCGCAGTTACAGGAGGGAAGCGGGCGCACGCAGACCATACGCATGGTGCTGATTGTCTCCTCAACCGCCGCCGTGACGCTGAAAATCGACCCGTCGGTCGTGCTGGCGACGCGTCAGTATGCCGATAACGCGGTCATTGAGGTGAAAGCGTATGCTGACAATCTGCTGAAACAGCATATCGCCGCCAGTAATCCGCATCCGCAGTATGCCCCGCTTGCCAGCCCGGTTTTCACCGGCACGCCGAAAGCGCCGACGGCGGCGCAAACGTCAAATGACGCTCAACTGGCAACAACCGCTTTTGTTCAGGCGGCGATTGCGGCGCTGGTGTCCGGTGAGCTGTCAAAAAAACAGCCGCTCGATAACACGCTGACTGAGCTTTCGGGAAAAAGTGTTACCGGGCTTCTTGATTATCTGGGACTAAGGGAGGCTGTCGCCGGTGTCTCTGTGGTGGGCGCATCCCGTAATGCGAGAATGAACATCGCCGCCGCGTCAGTATCAGCAAATTTTATTGCCGATGAGGTTATCGTTGCGACGGAACCCGGCGGCAAACTTTACCGGGTGCCGGACTTCAACAAGGTTGTGAACCTGTCAGTTACCGGGGCGGGGGGTATGGATACCGGCACCGCTCCGGCGAACGGATATATTGCCCTGTACGCCATTTATAAGCCTGACGAAAAAAAGTCTGCTTTGCTGGCGGTGAATGCGACCGCATCGTCAGTGCCTGAAATCTATGGCGGGGTGAATATGCCCGCCGGTTACACGGCTTCCGCCCTTGTCAGCGTCTGGCGTATCGTCTCGGGTCAGTTTGTTGTCGGGCATCAGAGAAACCGGCATGTGTCTTTTCCGCTGACGGTGGTGTATGCCACACTTACCGGAGTCACAGCGATAAGCGGCGTCTCCTTTGCAACCGCTGTCCCGAAAAACGCGGTCACGATAAACGGTTATCTCACTGTCTATGAAAATCAGCCTGGCACCGGTGTTGAACTGAGCCTCTATTCTTCCGTGACGGGTATCGGCCAGCTACGCGCAAATGCCACGGTTACGGGGCAGACATCCGCAGCGATAGCCAATGGCGAGTTACATGTTATTGAAAGCCAGACGCTTTACTACAACATGCCTAACACCTATTCCGGTCAGTACGGGATCGGGTGTACCGGCTATGCATTCTGAAGGAGGCGTGATGTATTACGTGCAATTTAACGACAAGAGCAGAAAGGAAATTACAGGCGTGTTCCTTGCGCCGCAACCGGCTGAATTTTTCCCTTTTCAGGGTGCCGTGGAGGACGATGATCCAAGACTCGCCGCGGTCAGTGAGCTTATCGGGGTGATGTCAATGTCAGGCGGGAACAATGCCCCGGTGAATGAGTAACATCGTCGGTTCATTCACTGTCTGAGCTGCCAGCGCTTCTCTGATTTTCCCCCGTATGGCGGGGCAAACCCGCCATTCATGACACAGTGGCTGTGTCAGATCTAACCCAACCCTGACAAATAGCCTCTTACCTTCACTCGCCTGAAAATATCACTCACCCCAACACCACGGAGTTAAACGGATGAGTGATTTTCACCACGGCGTGCAGGTCGTCGAAATTAACGACGGCACGCGCGTTATTTCCACGGTCTCGACGGCGATTGTCGGTATGGTCTGTACCGCCAGCGACGCCGACGCGGCAACTTTCCCCCTTAATGAGCCGGTGCTCATTACCAGCGTACAGAGCGCCATTGCGAAAGCCGGTAAAAAAGGCACCCTGCGCGCCGCGCTTCAGGCCATCGCCGACCAGGCTAAACCGGTCACCGTTGTCGTGCGTGTCGAAGAGGGCACCGGCGAGGATGAGGAGGCCGCATTCGCGCAGACGGTTTCCAATATCATCGGCACCACGGACGCCAGCGGCAAATATACCGGGCTGAAAGCCCTGCTGACCGCCGAGGCAGTCACCGGCGTCAAGCCGCGTATTCTCGGTGTGCCGGGTTACGACACACTCGAAGTGGCGACCGCGCTTGCGCCGGTCTGCCAGAAACTGCGCGCTTTCGGGTATGTCAGCGCGTGGGGCTGTAAAACGATTTCCGAGGCCATCAAATACCGCGACAACTTCAGCCAGCGCGAACTGATGGTTATCTGGCCTGATTTCCTCGCCTGGGACACCACGACGAACGCCACCAGAACCGCTTACGCCACGGCGCGCGCGCTGGGTCTGCGCGCTTACATCGACCAGACTGTTGGCTGGCATAAAACGCTGTCAAACGTCGGCGTTAACGGCGTCACCGGTATCAGCGCGTCCGTATTCTGGGATTTGCAGGAGCCCGGCACCGATGCCGACCTGCTGAACGAAGCCGGGGTCACGACGCTGATTCGCAAAGATGGCTTTCGCTTCTGGGGTAACCGCACCTGTTCCGATGATCCGTTATTCCTGTTTGAGAACTACACCCGCACCGCACAGGTTATCGCTGACACGATGGCGGAGGCGCATATGTGGGCGGTCGACAAGCCGATCACCGCGACGCTGATTCGTGACATCGTTGACGGGATTAACGCCAAATTCCGCGAGCTGAAAACCAATGGCTATATCGTCGATGCGACCTGCTGGTTTGACGAGGAGGCCAACGACAAGGAAACCCTCAAGGCCGGAAAACTCTATATCGACTACGACTATACGCCGGTTCCCCCGCTGGAAAACCTGACCTTACGCCAGCGCATCACCGACAAGTATCTCGCCAATCTGGTGACAGCGGTCAACAGCAACTAAGGAGCCTGACACATGGCAATGCCGCGCAAACTGAAACATATGAACGTCTTCCTGAATGGCTACAGCTATCAGGGGGTGGCGAAGTCCATCACGTTACCGAAGCTGACCCGCAAGCTTGAGAACTATCGCGGGGCGGGGATGAGCGGCAGTGCGCCGGTCGACCTCGGCCTCGATGATGATGCCCTGTCGATGGAATGGTCGCTCGGCGGCTTCCCTGATGCGGTTATCTGGGAGCTGTACGGCGCGACCGGCGTCGACGCGGTGCCGGTGCGTTTTGCCGGTTCCTACCAGCGCGACGACACCGGCGAAACGGTCGCCGTCGAAGTGGTCATGCGTGGTCGCCAGAAAGAAATCGACACCGGCGAAAGCAAAATGGGCGAAGACACCGAGGCCAAAATTTCGGTCGTGTGTACCTATTTCAAGCTGACGATGGATGGTAAGGAGCTGGTCGAAATCGACACCATCAACATGATTGAGAAAGTGAACGGCACCGACAGACTGGAACAGCACCGCCGCAATATTGGCCTGTAATTTTTCCCCGGCGAGCGCCGCCTGCCGGGTTACCTGATAACGAACTTAAACGAGAAAATCATGAGCAAAGAAAACGTAGTGACCCTGGAAAATCCGATTAAACGCGGCGATCAGGTGGTGAACACCATTACGCTGATGAAGCCGAACGCCGGTACGCTTCGCGGCGTCAGTCTGGCGGCGGTCGCGAATTCCGAGGTGGATGCGCTGATTAAGGTACTGCCGCGCATGACAGCCCCCTCCCTGACCGAGCAGGAAGTCGCCGCGCTGGAGCTGCCCGATCTGGTTGCGCTGGCCGGTCAGGTGGTCGGTTTTTTGTCGCCGAGTTCGGTGCAGTAACCTTCCCGAAAAATCTCTCGGTTGATGATCTGATGGCGGATATTGCAGTGATTTTCCACTGGCCGCCCTCAGAGCTCTTTCCCATGAGCCTGACCGAGCTCATCACATGGCGCGAAAAAGCGCTCCAGCGAAGCGGAAACACGAATGAGTGATGTGAAATTACAAGTATTGCTCAAAGCGGTTGACCAGGCGACGCGCCCGTTAAAATCCATCGACAAGGCCAGCCGCGAGCTGGCCGGAGGTATCCGGGCGACCCAGACCTCGTTGCGTGAGCTCAACAGCCAGGCATCCAGAATAGAGGGTTTTCGTAAAACAAGCGCCCAGCTCGCGGTCACCAGTCAGGCGCTGGAAAAAGCCAAACAGGAAGCCGCCGCGCTGGCGGTGCAGTTTAAAAACACAGAGCAGCCGACACGCGCACAGGCGACCGCAATGGAGGCCGCCCGTAAAAGCGCCGCCGCGCTCCAGCTCAAACACAACAGTCTGCGCGAGGCGGTGCAACGCCAGCGACAGGCGCTGAGCCAGGCCGGGATTAATACCCGTACGCTGGCGGCTGATGAGCGCCGCCTGAAAAACACAATCAGCGAGACGACATCCCAGCTTGACCGGCAACGCGCGGCGCTGGGAAAAGTCAGCGCGCAAAAAGAAAAACTGAGCCGGGTAAAACAGCGTTACCAGACCGGAAAGGAGCTGGCCGGGAACGCGGCGGCGGTGGGTGCCGCTGGCGTGGGAATGGCGACAGCCGCCACGCTGGCGGGTGCAGCGTTGTTAAAGCCGGGTTATGAGTTTGCGCAAAAGAATTCTGAATTACAGGCCGTGCTCGGCGTAGCGAAAGACTCCGCAGAAATGACGGCGCTGCGCAAACAGGCGCGCCAGCTCGGCGACAACACCGCCGCCTCGGCTGATGATGCTGCCGGGGCACAAATCATCATCGCCAAAGCGGGCGGGAGCGCCGCAGATATTCAGGCTGCGACCCCGACCACGCTCAACATGGCGCTGTCAAACAAGCGAACGATGGAGGAAAACGCCGGGTTGCTGATGGGCATGAAATCAGCATTTGAACTGAGCAACGATCAGGTGTCGCACATCGGCGATGTCCTGTCGATGACGATGAATAAAACCGCGACGGACTTTGACGGGCTTAACGATGCGCTGACTTACGCCGCGCCGGTCGCCAAAAATGCCGGGGTCAGTATCGAGCAGGCCGCCGCGATGGTGGGGGCATTGCACGACGCGAAAATCACCGGGTCAATGGCCGGTACGGGGAGCCGGGCGGTGATCACCCGTCTGCAAGCGCCAACCGGCGAAGCGTATAAAGCGATTAAAGAGCTGGGTATCAGCACCGCTGATAAGAAGGGAAACACCCGACCGATATTTGCCATCCTCAAAGAGATTCAGGCCAGCTTTGAGAAAAACAAACTCGGCACCGGCCAGCGCGCCGAATACATGAAAACGATTTTCGGTGAGGAAGCCAGCTCGGCGGCGGCGGTGCTGATGTCTGCCGCCTCGGGCGGGAAGCTTGATGCGCTCACCGCTGCGTTTAAAGCGTCTGACGGCAAGACCGAAGAACTGGTCAAAGTCATGCAGGACAACCTCGGCGGCGACTTCAAAGAGTTCCAGTCGGCTTACGAGGCGGTCGGGACTGACCTGTTTGACCAGCAGGAGTCTTCCCTGCGCAAACTGGTGCAGACCGCGACCGGCTACGTGCTGCAACTTGACGGCTGGATCCAGAAAAATCAGGGGCTGGCGCAAACCCTCGGCGTGCTGGCCGGGGTGGTAACTGCCGTGATTGCCGTCATTGGCGCTATCGGCCTGGTTGCGTTTCCCGTTATTTCTGGCATCAACGCGATTATTGCGATTGCCGGTGTGCTCGGGACGGTCTTCAGCGTCGTGGGCGGCGCGATCATGACGGTACTCGGTGCGCTGACGTGGCCGATTATCGCGATTGGTGTCGCCATCGTCGCCGGTGCCCTGCTTATCCGCAAATACTGGGAGCCCATCAGCGCCTTTTTCAGCGGCGTGATTGAGGGACTCACGGCGGCCTTTGCGCCGGTCGGTGAAATGTTCTCACCGCTTAAACCGATGTTTGACTGGCTGGGCGAAAAATTAAAGGCGGCGTGGGACTGGTTTAAAAACCTGCTTGAGCCGGTCAAGTCGTCTCAGGAACAGCTTAATTCCTGCAAGGATGCCGGTATCGCGTTTGGTCAGGCGCTCGCCGATGCGCTGATGTTGCCGCTTAAAGCGTTCAACAAACTGCGATCCGGCATTGAATGGGTGCTGGAAAAACTCGGTGTGATTAACAAAGAGTCTGACGGTCTTGACGAGAAAGGCGAAAAAGCCAGCCAGGCGAAATCCCGGTCGGAACAGCCAGGTAATGCCACGCCGCCGGGGTCATATTTCCCTCTCACTTCTTCGTATGGCGGCTATCCGTCCTATATGCCGGTGACCGCGCCCGGTGCCGGAAAATCTTATGTTGATAACCGTCAGAGCAATTACAACATCACCCTGCAGAACGGCGGTGCACCCGGTGGTGAGCTGGGGAATCAGTTACGGGATGCCGTGGAGCGCGCCGACAGGGAAAAACGCGCCCGTGAACGCGCTGACATGAGAACTGACGGATAAGGGGAACAGAAAATGATGCTGGCTTTGGGGTTGTTCGTTTTTATGCGCCAGACACTGCCGTTTCAGAATATGCAGCGCGACGCAGAGTATCGCTGGCCGTCAAATGCCCGCGTCGGTAAACGTGACGCTTTTCAGTTTCTCGGCGTGGGCGAGGAGAAAATCACACTTGGCGGTGAGCTTTATCCCGAACTGACAGGCGGCCATCTGTCCTTAACCGCGCTCCGGCTGATGGCCGAGGATGGTAAGGCATGGCCGTTGCTTTCCGGTTCCGGGATGATTTACGGCATGTTTGTTATCAACAGTATCAGCGATACCGGCACCGAGTTTTTTTCCGACGGCTCACCGCGAAAAATCAGCTTTACGCTGACGTTAACGCGGGTCGATGAATCACTCGCGGCGGTGTATGGCGATCTGAGTAAACAGGCCGAAACCCTCGTCAGTAACGCGAAAGACGCGGCAACAAAATTAACATCAACGCTGGGGTTCTGATGTCCGAAATACTCTATAGCAAGGCGGGGAGCTCCCTTGTTCCCGACTTTATGCTCAAACTCGAAAGCAAGGATATTACCGGCAATATCAGCGCCAGACTGATAAGCCTCACCATGACTGACAACCGGGGATTTGAAGCCGATCAGCTTGATATCGAGCTCAACGACGCCGACGGGCTTGTCGCTCTTCCGGTGCGCGGTGCCGTGCTGACGCTCTGGCTTGGGTGGAAAGATTCGGCGCTGGTGAATAAAGGCAGTTTTACCGTTGATGAGGTTGAGCACCGGGGCGCGCCGGATACGGTGACCATCCGCGCCCGCTCGGCTGATTTTCGCGGGTCGCTGAATTCGCGCCGGGAAGAGTCCTGGCACGATAAAACGCTGGGGGCAATCGTTGAGGCCATTGCGGCACGGAACAAATTAACCGCCGCAGTTGCGCCGGAACTGGCAAAAATCCCGCTGCCGCATATCGACCAGGCGCAGGAGTCCGACGCCAAATTTCTGACACGGCTTGCTGACCGGAACGGCGGTGAGGTATCCATCAAAGCCGGTAAGTTACTTTTTCTCAGGCCGGGTAATGCCGTTAACGCCAGTGGCAAGCCGATTCCCCAGGTGACGATCACCCGCAGCGATGGCGACCGCCATCAGTTTGCGATCGCTGACCGGGGCGCTTACACCGGCGTGACGGCGCAATGGCTCCATACCAAAGAGCCGAAGCCGAAAAAAGTGAAGGTAAAACGCAAGCCGAAAGAGCAGCACCTGCGCGCGTTGCAGCATCCCAAAGCAAAGGCAAAAAAGAAGGAGGCCAAAGTCCCCGAGGCGCGGGAAGGTGAATACATGGCCGGTGAGGCGGATAATGTTTTTGCACTGACAACCGTGTACGCCACAAAAGCCCAGGCGGTACGGGCTGCGACAGCCAAATGGGACAAACTACAGCGCGGTGTTGCCGAGTTTTCAATAAATCTCGCGGTCGGTCGCGCTGACCTGTACCCGGAAACGCCGGTGAAAGTCTCGGGCTTTAAGAGCGTCATAGATGAGCAGGCATGGATAATCAGTAAGGTGACCCACAGCCTCAATAATAATGGCTTCACGACGGGCTTAGAGCTTGAGGTAAGGCTATCAGACGTTGAGTACGAAGCAGGTGAGGATATATAGAGTTTTATTTATATCTTTTTGTTTTATAAGGTTTTATTTGTTAAAATTGAAGCATCAGTCAAACCGTTGAGGTGCTCACTATGTTTCATTGCCCGTTATGCCAGCACGCCGCACATGCGCGCACCAGTCGTTACATGACAGAGACCACCAAGGAACGTTACCATCAGTGCCAGAACGTAAATTGCAGCGCGACCTTTGTGACGCTGGAGTCTGTGCAGCGTTATATTGTTAAGCCCGGAGAAGTAAAACCGGTTAGACCGCATCCTACCTCGTCAGGGCAGCAAATTTTGTGGATGTGAGAAAAGCCCCGCAGTTGCGGGGCTTGTTATGTGTCGATGTGGTCAATGTGTGGACATTGCAAGAAACAAATCCTTTTGTTTCATGGAGATAGGTTTGGTGTTAAAACACCATCCCTGTCTTCCCCTCCATGATGGAGGGGTTTTTTTTGCCTGCTATTCCACCGCTTAATTTAGCCATTACTGCTGTTTGCCTTCCGTTATAATTCCCGCAGGACAAACAGGAGCGTTTATGAATCAATCCTATGGGCGGCTGATAACCCGTGCGGCAATAGCGGCGACAGTCACGGCATCGTCACTTCTTATCATTAAACTCTTTGCCTGGTGGCTCACCGGTTCAGTCAGTATCCTGGCGGCGCTGGTGGATTCGATGGTGGATATCGCCGCGTCGTTGACCAATTTACTGGTGGTGCGGTACTCGTTACAGCCAGCGGATGAAGAGCACACTTTCGGTCACGGGAAAGCGGAATCACTGGCGGCGCTGGCGCAAAGTATGTTTATTTCCGGTTCGGCGTTATTCCTGTTATTAACCGGCATTCAGCACCTGGCAAGCCCCAATCCGCTTAACGACCCCGGCATTGGTGTCGCAGTCACGGTGATTGCCCTGATCAGTACTGTGATACTGGTCACTTTTCAGCGCTGGGTTGTGCATAAAACCCAGAGTCAGGCCGTGCGAGCGGATATGCTTCATTATCAGTCTGATGTTATGATGAACAGCGCAATTCTCATCGCGCTGGGTCTGTCGTGGTATGGCTGGCACCGGGCAGACGCATTATTTGCGTTGGGCATTGGTGGCTATATTTTGTATAGCGCGTTACATATGGCGTATGAAGCGGTCCAGGCATTGCTGGATCGCGCGTTACCGGATGAAGAACGCCAGGAAATTTTCGGGATCGTTACCGCATGGCCAGGCGTCAGCGGCGCTCACGATCTTCGCACGCGGCAGTCAGGGCCGACCCGCTTTATTCAAATTCATTTAGAAATGGAAGATAACCTGCCGCTGGTTCAGGCGCATCTCATTGCCGAACAGGTGGAGCAGGCGATTCTGCAACGTTTTCCGGGATCGGATGTGATTATTCATCAGGATCCCTGCTCGGTAGTACCTCAAGGACGATAA